ACGTATGGTGGGGCTAATATCTAACGGATGGTGGTTTTAGCCGTCAACTCTCTCAAAATATGCTGGGACTACATTTCTGTAGCAATAACCGAGCCTTGACCTATCCCAGCTTTAGCCTTTCTACAAGGGAGAATTGTCAATCGGTTGTATATATAAAAATTTGATGCGTTATGCAAGATTTAGAGATGGAGTTCCAACTACCAATTACCCTACAATGTGGAGTAGTTTCGGTTTATGCCCTTTCAGGTCACGTTTGTACTGGTCGTTAAGATCACTCTACATCCCATGTCTCACTCTGGTATTATCAGACTATTAACACAACACGATCATGTTCAATTACTCGAACTTAAACCGTCAGGATTTAAACCATTGATACGATTGAGGACTACATTCCCCGTATCAGTACTACCGCCTTATCAAACTCTCGTTTAATATGAATCCACACTTACAGTTCAGACATTACATCATAGGGTGAGCATTAGCCCCTTTTTATCCCTATCTAGATCCTTAGAGAATCTAGTTCACTGCCCTTGGCACACGTCTGATTGGACAAATATGTTCTTCCAAGGATATAACTACGGAAGTGTATAAGTCTAGCATTGACCTATCGCACCTCCTGCATCATATATTTGTTGCGGAAACAGGATTCGAACCTGATGTCTTCAGCTTATGAGGCTGACGAGGAAACCATTTCTCCCTTCCGCAATTGACTCCTTGCCAAATTAATCCCACTCATCTGGCATTATATACAGTATGTAATTACATATAAATACTATAGCCATGAATAGAAAGAATATTATTAGATCAGAATAGTGTTGAATAAAATTAAATAGGTCTATCATTCTTTTACCTGTTCAACTTCATATAAAATACTATCTTTAATAAATACTGAATCTTCATAAATAGCCTTTTCTATCATACCATACTTCTCAAGATTGCTATGTGTTAAGACTGCTGTCCTTACATTCTTCAATGTATCACAAATAGCTTTAGTCGTATAGAGTTCACAATTGAACACATCAAACATTATCTCGGTAAATAATGCATTAAACTGACGCCTATAGGATGATGTCACTTCATCTTCAAACAATCCTGTCTCACCAAGATGCTTTTCAATGTATACTAGAATATCATTGAATTTGATTGGATCACAGGTTAGTTCACCTGTATTAAAGTTTACCAATGTGTGATTGTTACTATTTGTTTGTCTTACTGTAGCCATGATATGTCTCCCTTATTGTTTGTCTATGATTAAAAGTTTGCTAGTTTTCTCAAGATCTAGCAACTTGGGTAATAGATCAACAGCCTCGTTGCTCCATATACTGGACGCATTGAGTACGTTCAATACTGAAGAACAGGACTATGCTCGTGCCTGTGAGGACAACAAGCCATAGTTTCTCTGCTGGTGCAAAATGTAGGCTCATATAGTGTAGTCTCCTTGTAGTTATGTTATTGCCCATGTTATTTGAAAGTATGGTGTTATGTGTGATAGTAGAATAGAATGAAGCCCCTTGAGTGATAGAGCGGGGCGAGACTCCGCATCCGTTGACCACTGCGCTCATTCTTACGCAGTATGAGATAGCCGCCCCCGAAGGGGAGTCATTACTTGGAGGTAATGGCTGTGACCATCTCGGCACTGATGTCATAAGGGGTGCTGTTCCTTCCTACGAAGATGCACTTGCCTGTCGAAGGATCATACTCCATAAGAAACCATACTGGAGTCTTCACTTCCTTGACTTTGCCCTTAACATCAACACGTTCAATGACAATGCGTTCAAGTTTGAATTGAATCATAATTAGAACCTCTTTAGTTAAGATTAAAAACCATTTTAAGGGTAGGGGGTGTGAGTATAGGTCGCACTGCATTTGCCAACTATTTTTTCAGATTTTACATTGAAAATTAGATATAAGTTTATCACATTTCCTCTTGATTTATATTTGCACATTATTTACCTTCGAGGGTGAGGTGGGGGGTTTAAATAGTATATATACAATATAGGAATTACAGTTAATTACAGTAGGAGTCGAATCTGGTAAAGCGTAAATTTCTGCATGGCTAAATTAATCGAAGAATTGGCAACGTTACCCCGAGCTGGACAAGAATTTGTTTTGTCAGGTCTAGCAAATGATTATATTCCAATAGAAATAGATGGTATTGTGTATGTTATTCCAAAAGAAGTAGACAGACTTATAAAAAAATTGGCACACGTACTTCACAAAGAGGAGGAATAAAAGTCGAGCATGGGAAAATAAGAGGGGTTAAATACTTCGTTTACGAATCAAGAGAAGAATTTAAAAAGGAACTAGGGCTTCCTATTAAATATTGGAAAGATTCACCTGAAGAGGGAGACTGGGTGGAATCTGATGATGGAGGCATAGTTCAGATATTAAAAGTTGGGAAAATTAAGCATCCTAACGACAGAAAGAATTATAAGGCTAATGATTGCTATGTACGAACAATTGTAGGTACATTCCTTGTTAATGACAAGTCTAAAATGGATACGGATTTTAACCAACATCCTAATCGGTATACTTTTTCCAAGAAACTGAAGTATGCATCCGATAATTTTAATTCCAGAAAAAAAATTACAAGTAAAGAAAGAGTGTTTACGACTCATGTTATTACAGGTACACCTGCTGTAGATGCTGCTAAGAACGCATACAATCTGGATGATTTTCAAAAAGCAAAGAGTAAGGCAATTGTTTTACTTAAACAGGAGAGAATTATGAGTGAAATAGAAAGGGGGGTAAATGATATAGCCAAGTCTTTAGGTATAAATCATGAATATATCCTCCATAAACTTAAACATTTAGCTGATAGAAGTGATGATGATAATATTATATTACAATCTGCTAAAGAACTTGGTAAAATTATAGGTACAATAGGTAATATTAAGAAAGATGTCGGAGTTGTGGGACTATTTAAAGGCTTTTCTCGTGAGCAACTAGAGGCGACTAACCAACAAATAGCTGATAAATCTTTGGAGATACAAAATGGAAACAAAGAAGAATCAATCTAAATTTGACATAAATGATTATAAAAAGGGTGCAGAGTTGGCTGAACTTTACACCACAAGATATGCCGCTGAGGTTATGGGTGTACATCCAAGAACAATCAGAAAATGGAAGGGGAGAGTAAAGCAACAAAAGATAGAAGAAGATTTTTCTGTTGAGGATTACTCTACGGGGAATGAGCCTATAGGTGATTTAATTGAAAATAGAATAAGAAAGTTTGATTTAAGGAGCAAAGCCACAAGTGATGAAATATTACTTAATGTTAAGATCAATATAGATGGTCCAATAGGGATTGCTCATTTTGGCGATCCTCATATAGATGATGATGGTACTAATATTGCTCAATTATTGATGCACGCAGATTTAATACAAAATGCTGAGGCTATGTTTGGGGGTAATATAGGTGATAATCAAAATAACTGGATTGGAAGATTGGCAAGGTTATATGGTGAACAATCTACTTCAGCTAGAGAATCTTGGAGATTAACTGAGCATTTTATCACAAAAGTTGATTGGTTATATTTAGTTGGTGGAAATCATGACGCTTGGACTGGTCCAGGTGACCCATTAGAGTGGATGACCAGTCAAAAGAATGGTATTTTTAATAAAAATGGCGTAAGGATGAATTTAATTTTCCCTAATAAGAAGGAAGTGAGGCTGAATGCAAGGCATACTTTTGCAGGACATTCAATGTGGAATACAGCTCATGGATTAGTTAAAGCAATACAAATGGGGTGGAGAGATCACATATTAACTGCTGGACATACTCATGTTAGTGGCTATCAAGTTCTCAAGTGTCCTGCTACTGGATTAATATCCCATGCATTGAGAATTGCTTCTTATAAGGAGATTGATAGATATGCTGCAGAAAAGGGATTACCTGACCAAAATGTATTTAAATGTCCAGTGACAATTATTGATCCCCAGTATGCCGATAACGATAATAGATTAATTACTACAATTTTTGACCCAGAAGAGGGTTGTGATTACTTAGCATGGAAGAGAAGAAAGAAGTAAACATTAATTTAAGGGATGTGTCTAAGGCAGAAGAAGTCTTAGAATTAGCTAGACATTCTCTTGTAGCTTTTGGCAAACTGTTTTTGCCTGGAGACTTTGGTAAGTCAAAATCCCCTCCATTTCATTATGAGATAGCTGATGCATTATTAGAAAATACAACTAAAAGTCTTGCCTTAATTCTACCTAGGGGAAGTGGTAAGACGCAACTGTTCAAAACCTTCCTTATGCACAGAATTCTTTTTAAAGACCCTGATGAACTTATGTTTATGGCTTGGGTATCTGATAACCATAGGAAATCTGTTCTAAATCTTCAATATCTTAAACAACATTTTCAAACCAATGATATGATACATTATTATTTTGGTAATGTAGAGGGTGTAAAATGGACAGAAACTGATATTGTTACCTCTACCAAGGCTAAATTGATCTCAAGGTCTAATCTTTCTAGTGTTCGTGGTGAAAATTATCTTGGAAAGAGATATGATATTGTAGCTGTTGACGATGCAGAGAGTGAAACTAATACTGTGACTCAAGATGCTAGGGAGAAAATTAAGAATATTATATATAATGGTGTCAAACCTGCTTTAGACATAAACACTGGAAGGCTTATCTTTGCTGGTACTCCTGTTCATTTTGATAGTCTCTGCCAGAATATATATGATGGATATCAGAAAGCTAAAGATAAATCAAAGTACACTTGGGATGTTATTACATATAGGTCTACACAACCAGAAATGCCTGGGGGAGTATTGTGGCATTCTTATATGCCGAGAAAGAAATTAGATACTCTAAAAAGGGAGTATGCTGAGGCAGGTAGGCAACAGGGATATTATCAAGAGTATGAATTAGAAGTACAGAATGTTGACGATGCTTTATGGGGACAGAATTATATTAAGGAGTGGAAGGGGTATTATTTATATGAGGATGACATTAGTTATTTATTTATTAATAAAGAGAAAGTTCCTGTCAATACTTTTATTGGATGTGATCCAGCTACGGATATTGATACTAGAGATTCAGATTTTAGCGTTATTATGGTTGTTGCTGTCGATCCAGAGAATAATGCCTACGTTCTTGAGTACGAGAGGCATAGATCAATTCCAACTGTTGGTCCAAGAGGTACGGATGACAAATTAACTGGGAAAAAAGGTGTTGTTGATTATATTATGGAATTACATGAGAAATATCATTGTCGTTCAAGTACAGTTGAAGATGTGGCAATGAACCGATCGGTGTTTCAGGCATTAAATGAGAGACGCAGAATCGAAAATAAGTTTGAAGTTGCAGTGATACCTGAGAAGCCAGGAGGTCAACAGAAAAGAAATAAGATTTATTCAGGTTTATCTGGCAGATTTAGCACAGGAACGGTATATTTAAGAGACAATATGTTCGATTTAATGCACGAAATCGTTACATTTGGGTCAAAAATGGCACATGATGATACAATTGAGACACTTTTTTATGCACTTTTGCACGCTTACCCTCCAAATATGAAGCCAAAAGGTGAGGGAAAGGAAAGAAAGTGGTTTAAACCAAAAAGAAAGGCAAAGCCTTGGATGGTGGCATAAATGAATAGAATTTTAAAAGATAGCGAAGTCTGATGGCTAAAGTAAAAACAGCCGAAAGAATACACGATGTATGGAGATCAGCGAATAGCCAAGAGAGAATTAAATGGCAAGTGGACAGTCAAAGAGGATATGATTTTTATCTTAATGAACAATTAACGAAGTCGGAGAAAGATGCTTTAGAAGAATCTGGGATGCCCACATTCATGATTAACAGAATTACTCCCATTATTGAGATAATGAAGTATTTTGTTACAGCGAACAATCCTAGATGGAAGGCTGTTGCTGTAGAAGGTAGCGATACAAATATTGCACAAATTCATAGTGATATATCTGATTACTGTTGGGGTATATCAAATGGGAAATCAGTATATGGAAGTGTGATTTTAGATTGTCTTGCAAAAGGCATAGGATATTTCTTTGTAGATGTTGATACTGACCTTGACAATGGAAGGGGAGATGTAATATTTAAAAGAATAGACCCTTATGATGTTTATCCTGATCCAATGAGTAGGGATTTTCTCTTGAGGGATGCTTCTTTTATTCTAGTAAAGAAAATGGTTTCACGAAGGCAGCTGAATCAAATGTTCCCAGAGCATAAGAGGAAGATAAAGAAAGCATCAATGCAGGGTGGGGGAGATGTTTATTCTCAGGCTGACCGTGGAGAAGCTGATGCTATAATTCCTGAGGATATTATAACTGCTGTAGACGAGCATGGTGAGAAGGATGATATTCTTGATTACTATGAATGTTATGAGAAGACCAGAGTTGCTCATTACAATTTAACTATTAGTGTTTATCCTTCTAAAGATGATATTAAAAAAGTTAAACAAATAGGGGAAAGACAACTTAAAGAATATATTGAGGAACTCTCCGTTTCGACTAAAGAGAAGATTCTTCAAATAGAAACAGCTTTTGAATCAGGTGAGATGATAGAAGATAGAGCTGCTTTAGAGATAAAGAAAGCTGAAGAAGCCCTTCAAGCTGGTATTAAAAGGAAAAAAGCGGAACTTGATTATGCTACTCAAGAGGAACTTAATAGGACAGAGCAAAAGGTTGTAACTGAAGAAGACTACAAAATTCTTATACAAAATAAGGATGTAGTAAAAACAATAATAGATGCATCTTTATTTCATGAGAGAAGAGTAAAGGTATCTTGTACTGTTGGTAGTGATATAACTCTATATGAATATATTCTTCCAATTTCTGATTATCCTATAATCCCCATTCCTTATATGTATACGGGGACTCCATTCCCCATGAGTGCTGTTATTCCCATGGTTGGGAAGCAACAAGAAATTAATAAAGCTCATCAAGTAATGTTGCATAATGCTAACCTTGCTTCTAATTTAAGATGGTTATATGAGGAGGGAAGTGTTCCAGAAGATGAGTGGGAACAATATTCTTCTGCCCCAGGCGCATTATTAAAATATCGACCTGGATTTACTCCTCCAACACCAGTCCTGCCAGCTGCTATTAACAATGCTTTTTATACAGTTACGCAAGAAGGTAAAGGGGATATGGAATATATTGCTGGTATTCCTAGTGCGATGATGGGTTTTGTACAGGAACAAGCAGAAACATATAGAGGTTTACTTGCGAATGATGAGTTTGGTACTAGGAGAATAAAGGCTTGGATGAATAGTGTTTTAGAACCAGCGTTGGAACATTTAGGTATGGTTTTTAAAGAACACGCCCAGAAACATTATCAAATAGATAAGGTATTCAGAATTGTTCAGCCTAATTCCTCTGGAGATTATGATGAAAAGGAAACAAGAATTAATATTCCCATATATAATGATTATGGTGAACAGGTTCAACTTTGGAATGATTATGCATCTTCAAGATTTGATATAAGAATAATAGCTGGAGCAGTAATGCCTATTAATAGATGGGCGTTAATAGAGGAATATTTTAAATGGTTCCAGGCTGGTCTTATAGATGATATAGCTATGTTAGCAGAAACTGATGTCCGTGGGAAGGAAGCAATTATAGAGAGGAAATCTCTTTATGCTCAATTGCAATCACAGATTGAACAATTAACAGAACAAGGTAAAGATAAGTCTGGAACAATTGAGACTCTTGAACGTCAATTAGTACAAGCTGGAATAAGGCATAAGGTGGATGTAGGCTCTGCTGACACAACCCGTGACACTCTTGAAACAGAAGCAGCACAAAAATATTACAGAAAACTTCTTAAAGATGATTATGATAAAAAGAACTTGCAGGACAATGATAATAAGAAATAAATTTCAACAATAAAAACAGGATCAAGAGATTATGGAAAATGAAACAGGCAACTCTTCAATAGAAGACCCCCAATCCAGTCCAGGATCAATCTCATCTGATGACTTTTTTGCTGCATTAGACAGCGAAGTCAATCAGGGGATTTTGGATGATGACTCTTCACTCAATTTATCTTCTAACGAGGGTGTTGTTCGTGAAGTTCAGCAAAAAGAGGATGTCGAGACTCTCAAAAAGCGGTACGCAGATTCAAGCACAGAAGGAAAACGACTTAACACTCGCCTAAAGGAACTTGAACCTTACTTACCCATACTTGACGAAATGCGAAAAGACCCTAATTTAATTACTCATGTGAGAGATTATTTTAAGGGTGGAGGTCAAACTCCAGAAAGCATAACACAGAAACTTCAATTGGATGAAGATTTTATATTTGATCCAGATGAAGCGGTTTCTAAACCTAACAGTGATTCGGCAAAAGTGCTGAATTCTACTATTGATGGTGTTGTACAGAGCAGGCTTAATGAAAATGTTCAGAAACAGAAAGAAGAAGCGAAAGTGCATTCCGAAATTGATGACTTTAGAACTAAGCATGATATGACAATGGATCAATGGGATGAATTCAAAGCATATGCAGATGCTCGACCTCTTTCTTTGGAGGATATTTTATATCTAAAGAATAGAGAAGATGGAGAGGAAGTGCCGACCAGATCATCGGGTGTAATGGAAAGAGCCTCTCAGCATACTAAAAATGCGCAGAGTAAGCCTCGGTCTTTAGCATCTGTTGGTTCTACAGTTAGTACTGTTTCAGAAGAAGATGAAGTGTTTGATGCTATTATGGGGATTGACAAGCAACTTGAATCCGCATTTGGTTAATAGCTGAACGCTCATTAGCCAGGTGCTTTAACCCTAAGTAAAAAGGAGTAAAGTCAAATGGCTGATTTATTTCAATTAGGCAACCTTGGTGTTGCTGATGATAATAGTAGTCTATCGACTGGTGACCTTAGACGAAAGTACAACTTCGGGAGTAGAGTATCTGAGTTAGCAATAGCACAAGACCCTTTCTTCCGCTTAGTTAGTAAACTATCTAAGAAACCATGTGACGACCCTCAGTTCAAATTTACTGAGAGGCGTCCCTCGTTCCACAAAAGATACGCTTATGCGTGGGGGGCAGATGATACTGCCGCACCTTCCATAGGTGGAGCTTTAACTGCCAATACCACGAAAATCGTGATGGCTGGAGATTACTATTCTGCTGGAAATAAAGGCAGCGTTTATGGTAACTCTTCCAATCGAATCACGATTGGTGCGTCTGGCACAGACCCTGAGTTTTTTATCCCAGGTCAACTTGTTAAAATACCCGCATCTGGTACTTTAGGTGATCCCTATACTGGATATGCGATATTTAAGGTGACTGGTGTGGCTGATTCTGCTCAGGCTAACATGAAACTACTTACTGGTGAAATGGTAAAAGTTCCGACGAATTTGGCACTTACCTACGATCACTCTAGTGACTCTGGATTGGGAGGTTCTTCTCAAGAAGCTCTTGCAGAAAAACGATCCTTTGTTATTGGTACGGCGTTTGCCCAAGGTAGTGGATACCCCGAAACATGGAAAGACCAGCCTTTCTCAACTGGATATGGTAACACCCAGATTTGGAAGACTGCGATGGCAATGGATAATACATCCAGAGCTACGGTCTTAAAATACGACGCTAGTGAATGGGCTAGAGTATGGAAAGAAAAACTGATCGAACATAAATTCGATATTGAACAATCACTTCTGTTTAATAGCACAGCCGACACAAGTGGCGATGCTTGGTATACAGATGGTGTTGTTAATTACATATCTGGTTTTGGAAATCAGTTTTCTATGCCTCTAGCTACTAAGTCTCAAGATGATTTTCTTGATGACCTTAGTGCATTTCTAGACCCCCGTTACAACAATGCAAATGCAACTATATTTTTCGTGAACACTGCAGTTTACAATTGGTTGCATAAGCTAAGTGGTTACTTTGCCAATAACATTGGTCAAGTACAACCTTGGACTGGTGGTGACACTAGTAGTGCCAGAACACCTGGATCTCATGAGAGTCGTGTCTTAGCGAGAGCTGATTTCTCTATGATGGGAAAAAAGAAAGTCTTTGGCGTGGACATTTCAGTAATTTCTACACCTTACGGTGATATGAATGTTGCTCGGAATATTCACCTCGATGGAACAGACATTAATATGCTTGGTATTAATATGCGTTATGTAGCCTACCGTCCATTGGTCGGTAATGGCTTACAACGTGATACTGCCATTTATGTTGGTGTCCAGACTTTAGAAAACAGTGGCGTTGACCGTCGGGTCGACTTAATTCAGACAGAAGCTGGCTTGGAAATTCATATGCCCGAAGCCCATGCTATCTGGACTGCATCGTAAGGAGGGAATGAATAATGGCTAATCCTCTATATGGACAAAACAAGGCTGACAACAGTATTGATAATATTTCCGCTCAATGGAAAGTTTTGAGATACATTGTAGCTGACGTTGATTCAACTGGCGTTGCTAATGGCAGTGCTGTAGTTGAAGAAGGTATTCCAGGTTATTTCGTTCCCGTGCTATGCTCGGTAAGGAATATGTCTGATACTGCCGCTGATGATTTTGGTGCAGTTGCTTGCGTACTTGATGTTGAGACATCTGGTCAAAAACTGACGACTACTTTAAGTGGTCTTGGTGATGGCGAGTCTATCCATTGTGTATGCAGTGACGAAGCTGCTGATCAATCAGTTGCTAGAGTTTACAGCTCATCTGCCTTAGATATTTTGGCAGAAGCTGCAGACTTCAAGTCGGCTGCTGGTAAAACTGTTTCTTATGAGATTACTGTTTCTGGATATGATCTATCCGCTTCAGTCTCAGGAGAATAACCAATAAACGAAGATTGATAGCCTTTCGTCTTTCGGAGGGCTATCGATCGCTTTATATAATATATGGCAACAACAGAAATACAAGCTAGTATTACAGCTATAACTGGGATAACTCCTCATGCTGATCTTTTGACAAATGCTCAGAAGGCTGTTGCCTCTAGTATACCAAAAAATTTAATGTGGGCTTATGCAAGTAAAACTGCTGGCGTTACAACTAACCCTGTTGCAGATAATTCAACTTTGATTCATACTGACAACATACTTGGAGTTGATAGAGATGGATTTGCAGCAGATCAAGTTGGATTTGAATCAAAGGGATTTATAGGTGCAAGCAGTGGGAGTCTTTTTGAACCAACAAAGAAATATCCTAAATGGTTAATTGCCGAGACAAATGAGGTAAGTGTTTATCCAGTACCAGAGGCTGGGGAAGAAGGTTCTGTGTTGTATGTTAATTATGGCAATATAGCTGATACAAGTGATTTAAGGAATGCAGTTGTTTTTCATGCTGTTTCACAAGAGTATTCTACATTAGCTAGAACTGGTCTCCCTACTTGGTCTTCACCAGTCGCTCCATCTCCTCCAATAGTTCCAAATTTTGGGGATGATGCAAGTATAACGGCTACTCCTCCTCTTGCACCAACTATTACAACAACAACTGTTGACATATCTGGGTGGACTGTCCCTATTTATTCAAAATCAGTTTTATCATTAACATCTAATCCAGTTATATCTGATTTAAACATAACTTCTTCATTGCCTACTGCTCCATCATCTCCTTCTTTTGATACGGGTTCAATTTCAGTAAATACAGATGTCCCAACATATTTAAAACCAACATTTAGTGTTCCTACATTAGGGAGTATAGGTTCTCTTACTTTACCTACACCTCCAGTTGTCCCAGAAACTCCAAATTTTACTTACAATAATGCAAGTGTAAACGACATTGTGTCTCCCTTGATTCAACTTGGTGATATGGCTAGTGCAACTGGTCCTCCAAGTTATACTTCTCCGACATCACCTACTTTTAATTTTTCTGAGGTGCAACAAACATTAGAATCAATGGTAATGCCATCTGGCGTTGCTCTTCCTACATTAAGCATTGATACATTTCCAACAATGTCTTGGACATTCCCCTTGACACCAGTTTCTCCAGCAATAGGAGAGAATTCAGTATCGTTTGGAGGTTCATTAGATGAATATGTTCCCCCAATTTTACCTGTTTTTAATTTTACAAATGTTGTGCAATCATTAGCAGCAATGGAAATGCCTGAAGGAGTAGTATTACCTTCATTAGAATACGATACTTTCCCAACTATAACTTGGAATTTCCCAGTTCCCCCAGTTCCAAGTGAGGTTGATGCTGAGATTGTCGCAGATGTTTCCGCGAATAATCCAGTTTATGTTGCTCCTGTTTGTGGAATATATGATTTTGCAAGTGTAGTTCAGACTATGGCACAATTAGAATTGCCTCCTGGAATTGTTATTCCATCATTAGATTTTAATGATCCTCCTGCTGTAGCATGGAATTTACCATCTATGCCAGTTGAACCTATTTTAGATTGGAGTGGAGTTACTCAGGCTGTAGATGATATTGAACTTCCACCAGAAATTGTACCACCATCTCTTGATTTAGAAGCACAATCTCCAATTACTTGGGATTTACCTTCACCTCCTATTCCCACAGCTTTAGATTTTACAGATTTGAATAATTGGATAAATGTTGAAGAGGATGCAGAAATGGCTGGAGCGAGAGTTTCTGCTATTCAATCACAAATTTCAGTTTATGGTACAGAGGTACAGGCTTTTCAGGCTTTAGTAAATGCTGAGGTTGCTGAAAATCAAGGCATTATTACTGCTTGGGGCGATGAGTGGAGAACAAGAATCGCAAAATATACTGGAGAGTTAAATGCTCTTGTCTCTAAATATCAAGGAGAGTCTGCTGGTAAACAAGCAATTGTCCAGGCACAAGTTTCTGTATTGAATGCTCAAATTCAAGAAATTGTTCAAAGGAATCAATCAGAAGTAGCTACATATCAAGCAAAAATTCAAGCATATCAATCTAATGTAAATGCAGAAGTAACTAAAAACCAAGGGATAATACAAGTTTGGGGAAGTGAATGGACTACAAAAGTTCAAGCATATACAGGAGAAGTGAGTGCAGTGGTTCAAGTATTTCAAGCAACACAACAAGGCAAATCTCAGATTGCTGATTCACAAGTCAAAATATTTGGGGCACAGGTTAGTTTAGCACAAGCAGAATATGCATCAGCTGTTCAGAAATATCAGGCTGATATACAAAATGCTACTACAGATTTTCAAAAAGATAGTGCTATTTATACTGGCGAAATGGAAAGAGCCGTTCAAAATGCTAATTTAGCAGATAAACAACAAGAAAGAAAAATTGCGAAGTATAGTTCGGAAGTTCAAGGATATCAAACCGAGGTGACTTCTATAATACAATCAAATACTGCTGAAATATCTGCTTGGCAGGGTGAATGGAATTTAAAGACACAAAAGTATTCGGCAGAAGTTGGCGCAATAATAAACAAATATCAAGCAGAGGTAGGTGGAGAGGCTCAGGTATCTCAATCACAAATAGCTATTTTTACCGCCCAAGTGAATAGATCAGTTGCTGAACATCAATTAGACTTAGCAAGGTATCAAGCTGACATAACAAATAATTTAAATACTTTTAATAAATCTAATATTCAATTTCAAGCTGATCTTCAGATAGCTATTAAAGATGCTGAATTATCAAGTTCAGATAATGGGCAAATACTTCAAAAGTATTCTGGTGATGTAACAGCTTATGCTACAGAAGTAAATAACATTATTCAACAAAATACTGCTGAGATTGCAGCGTGGCAAAATGAATGGAGTTTAAAAACTCAAGTATATACAGCAGAGGTTGGTGCTATCATTAGCCAATACCAAGCAGAAATTGCTGGTGAAAGTCAGACATCCCAATCTCAAGTAGCAATTTATTCGGCTCAAATTAATCGTGTAGTACAAGAGCATCAATTAGAATTGGCTAGTTATCAGACTCAAATTCAAAATGCATTAAATGTCTTTAATAAGGAGAATGTTGTATATCAACAAGATATTCAAAAGAGAGCTCAAAATTTACAAAAAGATTTACAAATAGTTATTCAGGATGCTCAAAATGAGTTTACTGCTAAAAAGTCTAATCTTGATAAGGATACGCAATTAGAACTTCAGAACGCATTAAATAATTATAAAGTTGATTTAGATGAATATAATTCTTCAATTCAAAAATATTCAGCTATAGCAAGTGTATATGGTGCTGAAGTAAATGCAGTTATTCAAAAATGGCAAATAGAAGAATGGACGCAGAAATTTAATAAATATCAAACTGATTATACTAATTTGTTACAAACATACCAAGTTGATGTACAAAATGAACTAAATAATTTTAATAGAGAACAAACTGTATTTCAGAATGAGTTACAGGAAAAGATACAGGAAGCTACAAATCTCCAAACAAAGGATGCACAGGAATATTCAGCTAAATTACAGAAATATGCTTCAGAATTACAAAGTTATCAGGCAGATGTAGCTACACAAGTGCAGGAGTATACAATTAATGAAATACAAAAAGAGTTATCTATTTGGAGTACAAACATACAAAGCGATTTAACAACATATGCTTCGGATATGCAGAATGAATTAAATAAATTCAATGAGTTAAATGTAGTTTTTCAGGCTCAATTACAGAAGTCTATTCAAGACGCACAGTTAGATTCAGCTGAAGATAGCCAAAAACTACAGAAGTATGCTTCTGAATTACAGGAGTATCAACAAAATATTAATAAGGAAGTCGCAGACTTCACAAATACTTTGAATAAGAACGTACAAGAATACCAAAGTGAATTAGCTTTGTTTGGAGCTGAGTTGACTAGACATCAATCTTTAGTTGCAGAACAAGCTCAGAAAGGGGCTGCAGATCAACAAACTGTAGCTTTTTATGAGAAGGAGTCCGATAAATATTATAATTGGGCAAGAACTGAAATTCAAGCTTTTATTCAAAATAATTCAAAAATGATACAACAAACAGTGGCAGCGCAGGCTGCTGCACAACAACAAGGACAATAAAATGGCAGATACAGCAAGAGGTCAAGTTTCAATGACCCCAATCGTAACAAACGCTGGAACTGGTGATAGTGATGATGTCGATGTGATTCACAATGAAGTAGGTGGAAGCGTTGGTGGTAAATTAGAATATGTGGCTGTGGCTGGTGATAGATGGTACTATGACGCAGAAACAGATGTTACTACTAATGATGACTTAATTGCTGGGAATTTTTCTGATGCGGCAGTTGCCGTGGCGAGTGGAGATAAAGTTAGATATCTCTCTATTACTAATACTGGTAAAGATAATGCAGGTGAAGCAACACTAGCTGAAGTTCATATGTGTTTTGATGGAACTGATCCAAAGGATCAGACCAATTCAATCATGGTTGGACCTAATGAATCATGCGTATTCAAACCAGCAGGTGATATGACGGTGACGCTTTTACACGCAGCAACATCAACTGATGCTAGTGTAGTTTGTAAAGTAGTCGCAATGCTCGAAGATGTGTAATGACTATCCAAGAGATAATGGAAAGGTCTGGTGTTCGTGAAACCAACCTTGCTATTGCTTGGATAAGAGATGCTATACATTTAATACAGTCTAATGGTGATGATCAGGTGGCTACATGGAAAACTGACATTACCGATACTGTTAGGGAATATCCTTTTCCAGCGAATTTAATTAAATTGAAGTCACTATCGGTTTTAGATACTTCTGATGATAAGTACAAAAGGATTAGAAGGTTGACTCATCAGCCAACTGTATCCGAAGATACTGACCCTGATTAATGAGCTATAAGACAAACGAAAATTGGTTTTATAAGGTAGTGGGCAGAAATGTGCATTTATGGCAGTATGTGGATTCTGCTGGTGTAGCTGATCTCGCTGGTTATAAAATAAGACTTCCAGATAGTTATTATGGGGTACAATTAGTGTATCCTAGTGAAGATATAACTAACGGATTGATGTTTGAGGGGACTGCTTATGTAGAACCTTTTGTAAATGTTGATCCTAATGAGTTAGATGGTTTTGATAATCCTACATTAACTGAAGAAACTGCAATTCTTGGTACTTTAAATGAAGATTCTCATGTAAATTTAAACAGATTTCTTAGTCTTGCTATTGTAGATTATATTAAAGCTATGTCTGCTGATAGTAGGGGGGATTTGGGAAGTAAGGAATATTATATGAAAGAGTTTTGGAGAAAGATTGGAGATAATGCAAGTAACAAAAAAATGTTTGCACTTGTTTCTCCAACAACACCCCATGCGGTAAGATGAAATGACAACTTGGCTATATAATACAAATTTAAAAACAGGAGCATGGGTTTATTCAAAATTTAAGATATGGCTACAGATGAGTATACGTAATTGGGAAGATACAACAATTAACTGGGATAAATGGGTGGATATGTAATGTCAGATTTTACAGGTAAAACTCCAGCGGTAACTTATAAAAGTATATTAAAGATAAATGGTGAAAACCAAGAGATGGACGGTGTATTACGGTCTGTAACAGATGGTGTTGGGAATGTTTCTTGTCTCCAATTGAGTACTGGTGGTTTTCATATCAGTGGTGATGCACTTATTGATGGTTTCACCCAAATAGCTGAACTTGAGTGTTCTGGTGAGGCGGACTTCCAGTCGGGACTTAATGTTGCCGACCATTTGGAAGCGAGTACGATTACTTCTCAAGGGAAGTTAACTGTTGAAGGTGAACTTTCTGCAATGAATGAGCCAGCAGAATTCAGTGCAGTAAATGTTGACGATCATTTAGATGCGGATTCGATTGAAACTCAAGGTGATCTCACAGTTGGTGGGGTATTTGCCGTCAATGGGAGCAGCAACCTATCGGATGATCTAGATATTAATGACGGTGGATCCATTAATATTGATACTGGTGACTTAACTGTTGGCGGGGATGCTAGCGTTGGTGGTGATTTAAACGTTACTGGGGCAGTGGAGTTTGGCGATGATTTTGAGGTTACTGGTGAAACAAATTTGGGGAATACTGTTATAGTGGATGGGGCTCTGTTAGAGGTATTTGATGGATCGTCTGCGTGTTTTCAAGTGCAATCGGGTGATGTAACAATCAACGCTGATATGGCATTTACTGGTGATTTGGAATTCGATGGAGATGCCACATTTGGTAGTAATTGTAAATTAGAAGTTGAGGGGAGTTTCACAGCTGAAGCTGGCGGAGATGTTTTCATATTCGGGTCATTAGAATCTGAGGCTGAGATAGTGATTGGTAATAGTAATGTACCACAGGCTGTTGTATTAGGATTTGATTATGAAGCTTCAGAGGGAGGTATAATTGCTTTAAAAGAATTAGTAACTCCCCCAACCCCAGAAAACGAAACATCCTTCTTATATACCAAAGCGGCAGATGGTAAAATGTATTATACAACTACTGATGGTTCTCCTTCTGAGTTTGAAATAGCTGTTATTGGATCATCTTTTAATCCTGACTATACAGGAGATTCAGTTTATGTTGGAACAAATGCTGGTATAAACGATGATGGAACACTTAACAGAGCCGTTGCTATTGGTTATGAGGCATTAAAAGCTGCCACCACCGCGGGATCGAACGTCGCCATTGGGCACAAATCATGTACTGGAATAAATGGCTCTGGGAATGTTGCCGTTGGTTATAATACTTTGTCAGAATCGACTGGAGCTCCAGCAGATAATACTGCAGTGGGTATTAATGCTTTAAAAAACGGCGATTGTAATAGAAATGTTGCTGTGGGTTATGATGCGTTATTTGAAGAAACGGTTGGGAGCGGTCAAACTGCTGTTGGGTACAGGGCATTATATAATGCAAATTGGGAATCCATTTCGGATATTTGGAGAAATAATACAGCAATAGGTCGTTCAGCAGGAGATGCTATTGTAGAGGGGAAACAGAATGTTTGTATTGGTGCATACGCTGATGCTTCGGTTGATGATTCTTATAATGAAATCGTTATTGGATATCAGACAACGGGTGCAGGTTCCAATACAGTTACTATCGGTAATGCATCTGTTACTAATAATTACCTTACAGGTCAGTTAAGTTTATCATCTTACGGTTCTGGTACATATACTGGCACTGATGCAAAGTGGTTAGCAGTTGATTCTTCTGGTAATATAATTGAAGAAGCCCCTCCTGCTGGAGGTGGTTTAGCTACTTCTGGTACAAATTATATATATTTGGAAGCAGATGGTACTGCTACAGATAATGGGACTGAGCTTACTGATGCATATACAACTGCTTCAGGGGCTGTTTATTCTCCAGTTCTCTCTGCTACTAATAGATATGTTATAGTATGTCCCCCAGGACAATATGATTTAGGTTCTGGTACATTAGTTTTAGATACTGATTTCATAGATATTAAATCAACTACTGGTGAAAGAGATGTAATTTTAATTACAACTGCAACTGATGATGGCGGCGCTCAGAGTGGAGCGGCAATATCAATAGAAACTGATGACTGTGTAGTCGTTGGGGTTGTTGCACTTGGAAAAAGATTTCAAATTTATAATGGAGGAGGAGCTGATTATAGATTGATAAATTGCCAAGGACATGAAAAATCGTTTGGGTTTAAGTCCGTGGCTGCTGGTTATCATGAAAAATGTGAAGCTATGTCAGGCTTTGCTTTTGGTACTGTATCTGGGGGTGACGCTTCTGGTGTGTTTGTAGATTGTAGAGGTAATGGATTGTATAATTTTGGCGGAAGCGCAGGTATAGCAAGTGGTACTTTTATAAGATGTATCTGTGGAGACGATTACGGTTTCGCTTCTTATTGGGGGGAAACAGCATCTGGGTACTTTTTTATGTGTGAAAATAGGGATAATGGAGGAGGTTCTTTTGGTGATTTTGGAAGTGGTTCTTCTTCAGTTGCTTCTGGTGATTTTTGGTATTGTAAAACTGAAAAAGGTGGGTCTTTTGGGGCTGGTCTGAACTCTGAATTTAGTGGCAATGCTTGGTATTGCACTGCTGGTCCTTATAGTTTTGGTTCAAGGTTTGCTAATGTAACTGAAGGTGGAGGAGAATTTACAGGAGCAGCTTATTATTGTTATGCTGAAGAAGAATCTTTTGGTGGGAATGAAGCAGCACACAGTAGCTTTAGTGGTACTGCTTATTATTGTATTGCTGGTCCAGATTCTTTTGCCAACGATGCTACTATTAATTTTTCAGGCAGTATTAAATTATGTTTGTCTGATGATAATGAATTGAATGCGTAGGTTATTATGAGAAAAAAATGGTATTATGAAAATGGGACTTGGTTTAAACTAAACTATTTAACTGATGAGCAAGTTGAACAGTTGCATGATCCATCACTAAGTCTTGAAGAAAGAAAAGATATTTCATTCACTAAGGGGACTGAATTAACTGGTGATGAACTTTCTGATGCACAAGCATTATATGATTCATATAAACCAAGTGAAGAACCATCTAAAATTGTTTGGATTGGTCTTAATTTTTGGAATGATGAATTTAAAAGTGGTATTGTTAATTACTATAATGGTGGTAGAAAAATGAAACAAAAACGCTTTCCAAAAGAAATAATTTACTAATGCTTAATTGCGGTGGTGGTGGAAAAATAAGGAAATAAATCATGGGTTTATACGATTTTACAACAAAGGAAATACTAAATAAGATATTTAGAACTAGTGGGGGTGATGCTGTTGGAGTTGCATCTGGAACCACGCAGGAAAGACTTGCTGCTGCTCTTGATAGCTCAAACAACAGACTTAATGTAGAGTTAGAAGGAGGGATAGTTAATGGGGATTTAACAGTATTAGGTGACAATACAAATGGAATGGTAATGGTGAATATTCCATGTTCTAGTGTTGGCATGACTGATAATACCAATATGATTATGGCTACTTTAACAATTAATAACTATAGCCCAGTTAAAGAATATGTGTGGCATACTGCTATAATCTGGGAAGGATTGCTAGTCGCTTATCCTGGAGACCCAACTAGTCCACATTGTGCGGCTCAGTTTTATAAGGCATCTGTCAGTAAAGTAAAGTCAATCATTTCTGATACATCAACAGTTGATGTGCAAGAGGATGAGGCTATAGAGCCTGGTGATGTCACTACTTCTGGTGGAGATATAAGATGTTACCAATGCTCAATAAATGCAGATAATCCAGACCATGAAACAATGACATTTGAAATTAATTTAAATGCATCTGGTTCAGAAGTTGGAACATCTACTCTCACAGCTTTTGGGATGATGAAGGTATTTCATCTTTGTAGAAATTTAACTGATGGAACATTTGAAAATGTTGATATAACATTTCCATAAACTAAAAAAAGGAAAGTAAAATGGAAGAGAAACAAGAGGATAAAAGAATAGAGCTATTTGGTAAAAATTACAAAGATAGCGAACTTACTAATAAACAGAAGGCGTTAATTAATCACATTGGTGATATTGACGGGAAGTTAAGACAGGCACAATTTAATGTCGATCAATATAGCTTTTGTAAAGTAAGTTTTCTAAAGGAATTAGAAAGTGATTTAAATGAAAGTAAAGAAAAAGAAAAAGTGGATACCAAAAAAGAGTAATACATCTGCTTCATACAATTTATCAGTAGTTTACTACTTAACTTGATGTCTCAAAATGCGATATCAAATGGATAGTATCACTAACCACTTAATGAGATGAAGGTCAAAGAAATAATAGAAGATAATGATGGTTCAGCTACAATGATTTTAGACTTATCTAAAGAAGAATTAAGACAGTTGGTGGAGAAAGCCGTAATCACCTTATTAAATGAGGCGATTAAAGAAGGTAATCACCTCAAGGATGAGTAAAATGGCTATAAATAAAAATATGGCTGCTATTGTGGTTGCATTTATAACTGGTCTATCGCCAATGGGTGTAACTTTAATTCAAAGTTTGATGGAACAAAGAAAAATGGAGGCAGGTATCATTGATACATCTGTTCTCATGAATCATTCTTTGTTTACCCACGCTGATACATGGGTAGACCTGATTATTCCGGGTCTTCAAGTTTCT